ATAAACAGAATACCATTTCCAATAGCACTACTAACACCAGTTAATACATTAGAACCATTTCTAGTTAAAGTATAAGTTCTACCTATTCCAGTAAACTGATCTGAAATGTCATCAAATACCATATTGGTATCATAATTTTGTCTTAAAAATGTTCTTCCACTAAACTCTGCTCTAACATAAGGTAGATTGGTTATACTTCTTCTTTCTCTTGTATTACCTTTAGGTGGATCTAAGAACCATACAGTACTATCAACAATGTTGAAAGAACCTCTATGAACTCTAGCAGTAGCTGCAGCATTATGTGGTGTTGCACCTATTCCAAGAGAACCTCTACGAACTCTAACAACAGGCAATGTAGATATTCCAAGAGCAACATCTGTAGAGTCGTTAATAGTTCCTTCAGGAAGACTTGAGAATCCAACCTGCTCAACCTTCATATATTCATTATCAACCTTCAAAACATCTCTTGGTTGAATAGAACTAATACCACTAAGTACAAATTGAGATGTTGCTGCACCAATATTAGCATCTAATGTGTGGTTAATTGCAGTAAATGAAATTGGTTGCTGAACTATACCATCAAGACCAATAACAGTCTTACTCAACTTATCTCCCATTTCAATTGAATGGGCATTACCTTCACCAACACCAGTAAATGTTATTGCTGCACCAGCAGTAATATACTCCTTCTTACTGAATAATTGGAACTTACTTTCACTAATAACCTTAGCATAAACTGTAGATGGCATTATATCGGTAGTAACTCCAGAATTAATCTCTGTAGTACCAATACTAACAGCAGTAGCACCAATTCCTATAAAGGTTGATTGTGGTATGTAAGTTAACTCTTCATTAGTGTTAAAGAAATGATTTGGTAGAGTGAATGTACCAGTAGCATGATCTAATTGAGTTGAATCTGCAGGATTGAAGATTTTATGATATATTGGAGTATTTTCATGTTCCAAATCAAAGAATATCTTATTAGCTCTGCTTCCATTAACACCATCATAAGAAGATAAGAATAACTTCTTATCTACTGGACCAACAACTAAGTCTGGTGCTTCATTCCTAAAATCATTTGGAGTGTAGAAAATCTCATTATAACTCTGAACTTCAATCAAATTAGTTTGACCAGCATCTGGATAGAAATTGATTGTCACATCAGATCCAGAAGTAACAGCACCAAAAGTACCTATACCAGTAGAAGAAGCACCAGTGTATGGATACTGAATAGTTGTTGCTTGACCTTCATCTTGAAGAACAACTAATTCATGTATAGCAGAATCTCCTACAGTAGAAACTCTAATCACTGATTTAACGGAACTATCCCAATTTTTATTAATAGTTGTTACTGGTATTGGAGTTGATGTCCCAGTATTATAAGTTGATTCTAACCTTGCACTTCTTTCTGCACCAGGTGGTTGTCCAGGTACTGCATATCTGTAAGTTCCTATTCCTGCAGTTGTTGTACCAAATCCAACAATTGAAGCATTAACATTTATTTTTCTAATAGTCTCATTTTCACAGTTAAAATAGACCTTTCCAGAGTCATATTTTGCTGTAAGTACTCCTATATTACTAGAACTATAACTGAAAGTTAAACTATCACTATAAACTTCAGAATAATAAGTATTAGTTCCATCAAAATCAACAATGACTTCGTTATAACTCAATTCTTTAGTTATATCATCCTGTAATAAAACATTAGCACTAAATCCATTAAAATCATTAACATCAAATTCTACAATAGTTGTAGTAGTAAACCCAATTGTTGTTGTACCAATACCAACATTCTTATTCAATAAATCTATTGAACCAATACTTTTAGTTCCAATAGACTCTACAGTTGTATTAAATGTAGTTTTAAGTATCTTTATATCATGATCTTTATCATATTTTTCGGTTGGATCAAATCTTAATGTCTTTCTATTAAATGAATCCGACTCTGCAGAAAACTCACCTAACTTCATATTAGTGTAATCACTAGTCTTTTCAATAAGATATGCGTTATTAGTTGATGTTAATACAACTAAATCACTAATTTGAACATCAAAAGTATCGGGATCTACAATTTGTATAAGATATTTGCTATAATTAGAAGTTACTTCTTCTATCTCTGTAAATAAATCTTGTACTCCTTTACTTGAGAATAAAGGACTAATATCATCTTGAATAAGAACTCTATTAGTTTTACACTTAGTAAAGTCAGTTAACTTTTTATTTTCAAATTGTATAAATTTAGATTTATTGTCTCTAGCGTCATAATCAAGAGCAAGATCATAATTATTAATAGTGTCAACCCTTTTTTCATTTAAGACATCTAAAATAACAACATTATTAGTAGTTGCTCCATAAGATGCTGAAACATTTACTGTAGATCCAATACTAACATCCGCAAAGTTCTTTAAACCTGCAGGATGCACTGTTCTGTTTAAAACATCAACAAAACTATCCCAAGCAATACTACTCTTAACAGAATATGATAAGTTTTGATAATAATCATTATTAGGTAATACCTGATGATCCTCACCAATCTTACCTACATCATCAACCCATCCCAAATCTTGACGATTAGAGTAATTAACTTTAAATCTAGCTTTGTTTTCAGTAATACCAATTACTGAAGATGTAACATCACTTACACTACCTTTAATCCTATCACCAACTTTCAGTTCATACTTACCGTCAATTTTAATATAATCATCTCTAACATCTACAACTTTTATGTCTCTCTTAACAAATTGTCCATTAAACAAGATGTATAGAGATTCATTAGTAACATACTTACCTCTTTCTTGTATAGATTCTAAAACTGGATATTTAGATCTATTAACAATATTTGCATATCCAGACTGGAAAGTTTTCGCAATACCTGGATTTGTAGTCAATCCAATTAAATTATATTTTAATATTGCTGGATTTGTGTTTATAAAATCATCAACTTTAAAGAATCTATATTGATAATTTGCAGAATTATAACCATCACCTTCAGTTGATATACCAGAACCAGCATTACTTTGAGTTCCAATACCTGCTTCACCAAATAATTCAATACCTTCAACAAAAATATCATCACCAATACTAAATGGTGGGACAGCAAATCCATCAATAGGTGTATTAAGAACACAAGTAACAATACCAGTTCCACCACCAGTCATAGAGTTAATACCAACTCCATTTGAATTATTGATTGAAATAATCTTATGATTAACTGAATTAAGACCTTGTATTGGTGCTATTACTTCAACTTCGGATATTGATTGATTAGGTGTTTTGGCTACTAATGAAGTAGTATCAACAATTTCATCTGTATCTGGATCATAAACAACAATATCAGGTGGACTCAAGTATTCTTTACCACCATCAACAACTCTAACCTCTTTAACAGTATCAAGATTATCAATTCTAATTATTGGAGGAACAAATGCTTCTGGACTTAATGTTTTATCTGAAGCATACTCATATCCAATATCAACAATTCTAAGATCATTTATTCTACCTATTGATGTTGATAATGCAACAACATTAGCATTCTGTCCAGCATCACTACCAACATAACTAAACTTAGGTAATGATTTATAGTTAAAACCTTTAGATATTACTTTTATCTCTTTAATAGGACCACGTACAGTTTTAGATTCTGTAGAGTACTCCATTACTTCACATTGATCTTCTTTATATGTTAATACAGAAGGAACAGAATAAGGAGATATTTGGAATGTATCTGAAGTTATTCCAAGTACTTTATAATCTCCATTGTATTCACTATTAATAAATTTTATTTCTGAGTTATTCTCTACTAATGTATCTGCAGTACTGATATATCCACCCTTACTTAAAGCATAGTATAATCGAGAGGGGGTTGAATTTGTAAATGCAACAGATTTTGTAGCAGTAGAACCTATTCCAATAGCACCATTAGACATTACATTGAATGTTTCACCAACACCAACGCTAACAAACTCATTTTTAAACTCTTGATCATAATAGAATTTTAAATCATATCCATTTAAAGTAGAACTACCAACACCAAAAGTTAATCTTGATTTTTTAACAACTTCAATCTGTGGATTAACTAAACCAAATGTATGAACAGCACCACCAGTAGTTTTAAGATCAATTAATTGTGGTGGATCAGTTTTAACATCTGATAATGTTTTACCTAATTGTATTATATTAGAATCTACTTCACTTACAAAATAACATCCATTTAAATCTTCTATTGAATCACTAAAGACTTCTTTAGCAGTTGCAGGTTGAGTACTACCATAAAGAACTCTATCACCTGTCTTATATCCATGATTATTAATTGTAATTGTACTATTTGATGTATTAATATCACTATTTGTAAATGATATTTCATTAATTACTAACTTTTGGAACTCTTCATTAAAAGATAATGTTAGTGGAGCAGTACTACCTAATCCAACAACTGTATTTGGAATAACATTTAATGAAACAATATCCCCAGTTTGTATATTATGTGTTGTTGTATCAGCAGCACCTATTTTTGTTGTAACTGTTGAGACAATTTTATCAATATCCCCAATAACTTGAGGATTCTTTGTTTCTAAAGAATATTCAAAATCATCACTACCATTTCCGTGGAAGAATAATCCTTCTGAAGTAGATGCTGCACCAACTACAGTAACCAATCCAACATAATTTTGACCCTTATTAATTGCATATACATCAAAAGTATTGCTAGTTACATCAGGTAAATTAAATAAGTTACTTGAAGTTTCAGATTCACCAACAAGTAAAGAAGATGCTGTTCCCTTTTTCTTAAATGTTAATTTTTCTCCAGTTTTAAATGGATGATTTGGTAGATATATTGATCTAGTTGGAATAGGAACCTCTGTAGTTGTTTCACCTACAGTGTATTCAACACTTATACCACCACCAACTGTAAGACCTAAACCAACAGATTGTTTAGCATTGAAGAATAATTTATCATTAAGATCAGATTCAAACTTTTTAACTCTAACTGGTAGAGTAATTTTTGTATTTAAAACATCTATTCTAGAACTATAACTGTGTGCCGCACCTACACCAAACCTTTTAACCCTTAAAATTGATCCAAGATCAAACTTATTCAATACTTGAACAATTTCATCATTATTAATTCTTAAAGATGAACCAATAGATACTGTTTTTGGTATAATATTAACGTAAATATCTTCAACAGCACCAGTTACAAGGTTGTTGTAAGACATTGTTTTTGCTAATCCAATAGTATCAGTCTTAACACCAACACTAAATGAATCTGTTAATCCAACAATAGAACTACTAAGACCTGAAATAGCGACAGAATCTTTATTATTTACTTCAATAAATGGATAATAATTTGCAGATACTTCATTTTCAGATTCCCATATGAAGACAGCATTCTCAAACTTGTCAACTTCAGTCTCAATACTAGAAACACCTATACCTACTATAGATTTAACCAATCCTCTAACACCAGAACCATTAGTTCCTTCATTGTCAAATACCGTAAAATCACCAACTTTATAGTCTCTACCACCATCTAAAACTTCTATCACATCAACTAAACCTGTTGTTACTGATTCAACAGTGCTATGTTGTCTTAGAAATTCATTTGATTCTACAATAAAGTCATTATTTGCAAATTGTTCATTAACTTTATATGGGAAAGTATTTCTTGAAAGATTACTTGTATTGAAATCAAATTCCTGAGTTAACGTTGTATTTGATGATATAAATGGTGATCTATAACTATTACCAATAAAATATGGATATCTTGGCACTAATTGGTTAGTTTGTACACTAGTACTTACTCCAGCAAAATATGCATAAACACCAGTAGGAAATTCGGGTGTCTTGCAATATCTACCATTATGTTTATCAAGTTGTCCACTACCATTATAAATCCAATCAGTTGTAAAGTATCCTGCTGGATATTCATTAGAGTCTGGTCTAAGACCATTAGCATAATCACTTGATATTCCAACAGTATCTAAAACATATCCAGAAGTTACAATACCAACTATAGGACCTAATTTTGTCGAATCAGTATAACCATAAGGACCATATATTGGATTACCATCATAAGACCATCCAATTATAGGAGAATGCTCTGTACCATCATCACCAAAAACATTAGCAATAGTTTGATTATAACCAATTACACTTAAATTAAGATCTCCAGTTATAGAATCTAATCCATAATTACTTTCTCTGCTTATATTATCAATAATATGTCTCTTAATTCTAGACTCTAATAAACCTCTTTTACCTCTACTAACAGGATATGCATTAACTTGACCTGCAGTATATCCAATTCCAGGATTAATTACAACAACATCAGTTAATTTGCCATCCGAAATAACTGGTCTTAAAATAGCACCATTTCCGTAGATACCTGTAGTTGTTATTCCAGTAGTTTCTACAACAATATCAGGCAAAGAATAATATTCTTTTCCTTTATTCAATACTTGAACATCAGCAATTTGTCCTTCAACTACACTTAAACCTAATTCAGCTTCCTTACCAGTTTCTAATATAACTAAAGGATCTTTATGATGATTTAATACAGTTGTTCCATATTTTGTTCCGTGTTCATAGATATTGACATCAGTTATACTTCCAGTAACAACAGGTGTAAAAGTATATTGATAATTTTCTAGATTTGTTTCTGAAGTAATACCAGTATAAGTTATATCTGCTTTTATTTTAATATCTTGATACTTAAAGGTTTGATATCCAGTACCAGTTGATCCTAATCCAACATATTCACGCCTTTCATAATTTACAGATGATATGGTATTAGCATATCCAGCATCTGCCAATCTGAATGAATCTTCATCAAGTTTTAAAACTTTATATATTTTTGTCGTATCTAAACCACTAATTGCTTTAGGTACTGTAGTTCCAAGACCTACAGTTGGAAGATATTCAATAATATCACCATCATTAAATCCATGATTGTTATAATCTATTTTTGCATGACCTGTTGATATACCTGATGGATTAACATTAATCTTTTTATAGGTATATCCACTTCCAGATTCTATAACTTTAATATTAGACAAATAACTCTTAAGACCTGTTCTAAACTTATGAGTACCACTTGCTTTAGTAGAAGTTGAAAATCCAATGGTATTAATACCTGCTATACCTATTGCATCATCATACTTATTATACAAAGTAACTGTTTTTTCATTTACTTTGCGGATTACATATGGAGCACCATTTGATAATGTTCCAGTAGCAGTATTTGTAGTATCATAAGCTGGACCAATACCCATTTCAGGATTTCCATTACTATTATAGTAAACAGTTTCTCCTGTCTCTAAATTATGATTATCAGTAAATGTTATTGTTTCCTTCTCAATAGAAATACCACCAGCAAAAAATGTATCTCTACTATCAAAATTTAATTCTCTATATCTCTTTCTTACAATAGGTTCTAATATACATCCACCACCATTACCACCCTCTATGGAGATAGAAACTACATTATCAATATCAAACTTACTTGGATCTACAAATACATTTTTAACAGATCCAGTAACAACTGGTTCTGCATATGCATTCATACCAGAATTATGACTATCCTGAATTACTAATTTTGGTGGATTTACTACATCATAATCTTCACCACCATTGTATATGTCAATAGACTCAATTGGTCCATAATACATATAATCTTCTGAAATTGGTGTTTTAATCTGAACACCATCAATTAATATTCCGATTTCTCTAGAAGGAACATCATCATTACCTGCAACAAATAAATCTTGTGATAATGGGAATTTTCTTAATATTTTATTTGAACCTAATTTCTTACCATACTGAGTTTCTTTAGTTAATGTATGAGAATCAGTTACATTACAAATACCAATTGGAATAAAATCTTCATCTGATCCAACTTGTGTTATTGAATTATATAATCTAATCTTTCTTTTATCAGACTTTTTAACTTCAATATAATATACTTTTCCAGTCTCTAATCCTGGATAATCATTAGATCCTTCATTAGAACTATAGATTATAGACTCACCAGTTATAAATGTTGAAGGATCATCAAGTGTTAACCATTGATAAGAATCAATTCGTATTAATTGTCCACTAGAACCAATTTGTCTTACTTGATCATCATTATGAAGTCCTGGTGCTCTAAAACAAGGACAAGTTAAACAAGCAGATTGGTCATCATTACAAGGTCCATATGTAGTATTTGGATTAGCAAGTAATGTATTCTTGTTTACTTTAACCGTACTATCTAATTCATAACTTGGGAGTGAATTGGAAGCAACATATCCGTCTTTATCACCATCAACATAAACATTTAAAACATCTCCAATATAAGAATTATCACCTTCTCTTAATTCTACTCCAGAAGATGATACTTTCTTTATCTTTCTTCTAATATCATATTCTTTTAATGAATTTAGATTAAATAATCCACTTACTATTATACTATTATTAACAGAATCTAAATCTGTGATATTAACATCAGCAGCTTTTGTATTGCTATTTCTTTCTAGTATTTCAACAGAATCTCCAAGTCTTAAACTTGATTTGTCAATAGTACTCGATAACTTAAAAGTAGATCCATTAATAGATTCAATC